AGACATCTTGGAAACTCTTGCCGTTGCGCCGCCTGCGTCTTCGTACTCGCCTTCGGCTGGCTGAAAAGAGACAGACGGCGATGCGGTGTACCCGCTGCCGCCGGAGGTGACCAAAATCTTTCGCGGGGGCGAGACGGAGAGCGTGGCGCCGCCGGAAACCGTCGCCGTGACTGGGTGCTTGTAGCCCTCGCCGGGCCTTGTGACGACGACGGATGCGATCGAGCCATTGGAGACGATCGCGTCGGCCGTCGCGCCGGTGCCGCTGCCGTCGCTGCCGGTCAGGGTTACTGTCTTGGTGGTTCCGATCTGGCCAGATCCGCCTGAAGTGACACTGACGTTCAGGATTGCGCCGACGTCGATCTTTGCTCGCAGCCTTGGAACAACGGACGCACCGTCACCGGGCTCGGAGTCCGCAACCGAGACATCCGCGAAAGAGGTGAACTGGGATGTCTGCTGAAACCGCACCTTCTGGATCGACACTGACTGCGGCTCGGCAGTGAACCACGCAGGCTGTGCGAACCGAGAGTAAAGCAGCGAGACACTGTTGTCATCTGTCTTAATCGACTTGATCGACGAACTGAGTTTCGCGCGAAACGCCTTCGCGGAGAGGTCTGACTCAAGGAAAGACGACCACGCGGCCTGAACGCCGTGTTGCGCGCCATTAAAGGCCCAAAGCGAGCCGTCGGCTTTCTTGGCGAGGATGCCGTATGCTCCCTCGGCCTTGCACACCACAGAGTCCCAGTCATCGTCGTCGCCTACTTGATACAGACCCGAGTGTTCTCCTTGCGGCGCGAGGTCAAACAGTTGCTGCAAAGTATCCCGCTCGACCGGCGTCGCGATCGAGTTCTGATATCGCATCGCCGTGACAAAAGGGCCTTGCCAGCAGTAGAGTTTGCCGTCCTCTGAGACCCCCGCGACATCGCAGAGAGACCTAAACTTGATCGGGTTCGTCACCACTCGCCCCGACCTAGCGCCCGCAACCGACAGAGACTCCGCCCCGCCCGGTCGCCCCGCTGCGGGCGTGGCGGCCTCGTATTCGACGCAAAACTGCTGCCGCAGCCCATCGAAGTCAGGGTCGATCGGATACGCCTGCGGTTTCTTGCAACAGAGGGGCCAGAACGACATGGTTCAGCACTGCGAGTTGACGAGAACCACGATGTCGCCCGTGGCCGCGACGAGAGCGCGGCGATAGCCGACTGCGGGCAGGATAGAGCAGAAAAAGTTCAGGGCCGACGCCGTTGTGGTATTGGTCGTGTCCGATGCGTAGAACACTTGCTTGTAGGTGTTCTGGGGCCACGCGCCAGTGAACAGCACTTCCTCGATTCCGCCGCCGCCGCCGCCTGCTGCTCGCGGCAGTTTGCTCGGCGAGCGGCCCCGCCTCGCAGACTCGTGGGCCAGCACGGTATTGTTGATTCGCTGCGCATCTCGCTGGCGAAACTGCACCAACTGCTCGGTCTTGTTCGCGGATTGCTGTGACATGACGACTACAGGTTGTACGGATAGCCCGTGGGGGTCGTGTTCGGAATCGCCTCGAACGTGCCGACGAACGGCAGCATCTTGTAGAGCCGAAATGTCAACATATCGGGCGGCTGGCCGGGGGTCTTGGCTCTTCCGCTAGTCAGGGCGGCAGGCTCGCTCACCGGCTCGCTACCCGCGAGAATCTTTCGCCTCTGGCCGCCGACGATCTCGTTGAAGCCAACGTCCCAGGTCTGCAAGTCCCAGCCCGAGTCCCGGTACGCGATCGTGACCGTCGTGTCGAAGAAGAACGTCTTGACGGGCGGGTCGTCGGGAACGAGAGCGGGGATCACCTCGAACTTTCGCGAAGCCGAAATAGACTGGCACTTCCAAGTCTTCGGAGCGCCGCCGCTCCAGGTGTCAGAGTTGATGGCGCCGACGTACTGCTGCGCCTTGCCGTAGTCAAACGGCGGCTTCTGGTTGTATTGAATCGTGACGTTGAACTCGGCCTCGTCCCGGTCAAGCCCCGAGAGCGGATCGCCCGCCGTGTTGATGATGATCTTCTTCTCGGTGTTGTTATTGTTTCCGCCCGAGAAATGCCAGAAGGCTGGCGAGGACGCGAGCGACCCCGAGAACGAATACTGCGAGGGCCGATGCCACGGAATCTTCTCCGTCTCATCGAGAAACCTGTAGTTGTAGGTGACCTTGTAGTGGAACGGGCTGTCCCCGTCCTGGGCCGTGCTTGACTCGACGAGGACGGCATCTGCATCGTCAGGGTACGGGTCTCGCCAGCCGATCCCCGGGGCGGCCGCCACATACACCATGTTGGGATTGATGACCGTCGTTCGCACCAGAAAAACGCGAACGTACTGCGGGACGCCTTCGAGGTTTGCCGAGCGGGATCGGCCCCGGAACAACTCGCGGCAGTCGAGCAGGCCTGGAAGGCCGACGTTCCACGGCGCACCGACGGGATTTGGCTCTGGCATCTTGGCTACCTAGCAGAGAGTTGCGCGATCACTGCGACCGCCTCGGGTTCGTTCTGGGCGTCGGCCAGGATGCGAGTGTTTCTGGCGATCTCCAACTGAGCCTTGAGACTTGGGTTGTCGCGTCCTTGGAGAATCCGGAAGAACGTGTCCACGCCGCCTCGCGAGCGGACGTCGGAGGCGCCAACTTGGCGACGGTCGGGGGCGACGGCTTCGAGGGCAGGCTTGAGGTTTTCCTGAAGGTCAGCACGGAGGACGTTTCGCCGCTGCTCTGCATCGTCCTTGTCGATGAGCCCCTCGGCGGCGGCCTTGTTGATGGTCTCCATGTCTCTCTGGAACTGCTTGAGCGGAGACTCTTCCTCGCCGCCGGGCAGCATTGCCTTGCGGGCTTCGTCTTGGCCTCTGGTGAACTCCTCTTGCGTGATGAGCCCCCTGTCGAAGGCGTCTCCGAGATTTTTTAGCCGCTCCCGCAACTGATTCACCGAATCGATGGGAATACCGAGCGAGTTCAGGAGGTTGTCGCGAATCTTCGCGGCACCTCTTGCGAGTTCCTCCTCAGTGATCGCTTTCTCGCCGGCGGCGTCAGCGAGCCGCTCGGCGGCCTCCTCGAAGTCCTGAATCGGCGACTTGTCGATCCCGAGCGAGGCGAGGACGTCGTCCCGCTGCTTCTTGAAAGCCTCGTTGGCCTCCTCTTGCGTGATGACGCCAGCGGAGACAGCCTGCGACAGTCTTTTTTCGGCATCCTTGAGGACGACACCGACAGACTTGCTTACCCCTAGCGATTCTCGCAACTCCTCCTGGCCGCGATTGAACTCCTCCTGCGTGATAACGCCTTTGTCCAGCGCCTCGTTGAGGTTATTCATCTGCTCCTGCAACTGAGCAGCAGGATCAAGCGGAATGCCAAGCGAACTCAGGAGGTTCTCGCGAATTTTCTTTGCCCCCCTCGCGAGTTCCTCCTCGGTGATCGCTTTCTCGCCGGCGGCGTCGGAGAGCCGCTCGGCCGCTTCCTCGAACTCCTGAATCGGAGACTTGTCGATTCCAAGCGACGCCAAGGCCTCGTCTCGTTGCTTCTTCATCGCGCTGTTTGCCTCATCCTGCGTGATGACGCCGTCTGAGACCGCCTGGGCAAGTCTCTCCTGGGCCTCCTTGAGGACGCTGCCGACAGACTTTTCGACGCCTAGCGACTCGCGAACGGCCTCAGCGTTCTGCTTGATCGCCTGCTGATACTCTGCGAACTCCTGCGGAGAGAGGTTTGCCTGAATTTGCTCGATCGTCTGCCCTGCGACGCCGAAGGCGTCGTTGATTCGGTCGAGGCCAAGTTGCAATTGCTGGCCTGCCGTGTTTTCGATCCCCGCCGCGCTGCGACGATCTGCGTCAAGGGAGCGGAGAGCGGCCTCGCCTCGCTCTCCGCTCACGGTTCCGCTGGCGACGCCGGCCTCGATCCGGCGACGTTGCTCTGCGATCCGGTCGGCCGCAGACTGGCCGACAATGTCGTTCTCGATCGCCTGACGGCCCCGCTCGAACTCTTCGTCATTGATGCTGCCAGCGGCTCGCTGCTTTTCGAGTTCCGCCATCTTGTCGGCGTCAATCTCTTCTGCCGCCGGCTTGATGCCAAGACTTTCGAGAAAACTACGGCGAGCGTTTTCGAGCCCCTCGGCGTGCTGATCGACGGAAATCGCTCCGGCCTTGAGGGCCGTATCGAGTTCCGAGATCGCCACCTCCATCTGGTTGGCCGGATTCACTGCAATCCCAAGAGCGCGGGCGAGTTCGTCCGAGTTCTTGAGCATCTCGTTCCGCATCTCGTCGTTCGAGATAAGGCCGGCGTCGGCACCCTGCTTGAGATCTCGCTGGCGATCGTTGAATGACTCGACGGCCGTCTTTCCGATCAGGCTCTCTCTCGCGTTTTTGCGAAGGTCTTGCTCCGCGAGCGACTTCTCCTCGTCTGTGAGTTCGATGTTCGTCTGAATCTTGTCGAGTTCCTTTTGGAACAACTCGACCGGAGAGAGAAACGCCGTTTCGAGGCTCTTGCGGATGTTGTCCGCGAAGTCCAACTCGACCTTCAGTTTCGCATTGTTGCGATCCAGTTCTCGCTGCACTTCCTCGGTGGCGATCGACGCCTGCTCTTGTGCCGAGGTTGTGTCGAGTTCCCGCTTTGTTCGATTAAAAGTCTCGCTATCAATCTCACCGGCGTCGAAGGCCCTCTGATTCTCAGTCCTGCGAGTGTCGATCTCGGCCTGGAAGCCTCCGGAGGCCAACTTTCGCTTAATGCTTTCCAGCGAGTCGGTGTACTGATCCGCATACTCTTGCGCCCGAGCCTTGACCTCTTCTGACCTGGGAAAGAACTTGTCGCCGATCTGCACTCCCGCGCCAATATCTCGAACAGACTTCTCGACTTGCTTGGCGGCGTCGTCGAGTTGCTTGAAGAGTTCGAGATTCCTCTTGAGCGTTTCCTCGGGCGACCCCTTCTCGATCGCCTCCAGGGTCTTTCCAAGACCGTCGCTGACCTCGTCGTAGCCCTTCTCGAACTCTTCGAGATTGATCTTCCCGCTGGCAAGGTTCCTCTGGAGTTCATTAAACTCCTCGCTCGACGCCGTGATGGCCTCAGCGCCTGCTTGCCCCAGTCTTGCCGCGCGGATACTGAACTCGTCCATTTCGCCGCGAGCGCTGGCAATCGACTCGCGAGCCCGGTCGAACTGGTTCTCGCCTTCTTCGCCACTCAGGTCGAGCCCCACGAGCCCCGCTGCGGCTGTGATGGTCGAGCCAATGGTGGCCTTCAGTGCATCAACTTGATCCTGGCTGAGTCCGATCGTTTTGCCGACCTCGTCCGCCGCTGCACTCGCGGCCTCACCGGCAGCGAGCATTCCTTCCTCGATGCCATTCTTGAGTGACGAAGACTCGGCCTCAGCGACCGCCGCCGCCAACTCGTCGACACTTGCAGTTGCGCCGTCGATCTCGCTTGTCGAGGCGCCCCAGTCGAAGAACCACCCCACCACGGAACTGATGCCGGAAATCAAGAGCGTGATCCCGGCTCCGATAAGCGCTAGGCCGCCCACGACCAAAGCGACCGGGCCGAGCGCGGCCGCCCACATTGCGATAAATGAGACCGTCGCCGCGATAGAGAATCCGGTCGCCACGGCGACCGCAGCGGAATAGATGCCCCACGCAGCAGCGCCCAGGGCGACGTAGGTCACCAACTGGCCGAGAGCCCCGACGACGAGGCCGATCGCCTGTCCGACTAGGCCGATTCCGTCCACGGTCGGCCCCAAGAAGTCAGTGATCGCCTTCGCCACGCCCTCGATGGCGGTGAGCATCTGCTCGATCGGTGCCATCGCGGTCTCGAAGCCAACCCGGATGCCCTCGAAGATCGCAGCCACTGTACTGAAGACACCGAGCGCAGTCGCGATCTCTGCGAAGATGCCCACCACGCGAAGCAGGACATTCGTCATCCGGCCAACGATCTCGATCACAACGGCGACCGGAGTGCTGATGTCGGCCAGCATCTGGCCCACGGACGAGAACGCCTTCGCGAGACCGCCGCTGACGTCCGCTGAAAGATTGTTTACCGCTTGCTGCATCCGCGTGAACGGCATGAGCAGCGACCGGGACAGGGCAGCGCTTGCTGTCTGCACTCTCTGGAACGACCTGTCGAGCGTTGAAAGCCTGTCGAAGTCCGTCTGCTCGATGGTTCCTCCAAGTCTCTCCATGTCGGCATTGATCGCCTCAAGATTCTTGAGCAGAGGCATCAAGGCGGGGCCAGTGCGCCCAAACAAGTCCATTGCCACTTGGGTTCGCTTGGTGGCGTCCGGAATCGCAGACACAGCCTTCGCAACGTCCATGAAGACTGTTTCTGGGCTGTTCGACCGCAAGTCTTGGACGCTGATGCCTAGCCTCGAAAAGGCCGCCGCCGCCTCGCGCGCTTGAGGTGTTCCAAGTTGGCCGATCTTCACCTTCTCGATATTGCTGGAAAAGGTCTGCTGGCCCCGTACAACCGCTGCGAATGCGGTGTTGGTGTTGTTCGCAGCGATGCGAAGTTTCTCCATCTCCTGGACTGGCTGGCCGAACCGGTCAGACAGGTCGCCCAGTTGTCCCGCGCTGCCCGCGAGTCGCTGAAGTTCGTCCGCGACTTTGCCGGTCGCGACGGCGAATGCGATCGAGCCGGCGGCAACCAGCGGAAACGTCGAAGCCAGTCCCGCGATCGCAGACGCAGCGCCAGAGGCAGCGCCAGCCAGCAGGCCCGTTCCGGCGACAGCGCCGGCCGCAGCGCCCTGAAGTGCGCCAAAGCCAGCGCTCAGCGCGACCGTGTTTGCGACCGCTCCGGAGAAGTCCAGGGCGGTCACGCCCCGCTCGCCCGCGACGGACACGATGCTCAGGCCCGCAGCAACATTTCCAAGAGCCGTGACGACACCCCCGGCCTGGGCCGCAAGTCGCCCCATCGAGGAGACCGTCGAGCCGACCACCGCCGCGACTTCGTCGAACGACGGAAGCAGCCTGACGAGCCCCTCGTAGACGAGCCCGAGCCGCAGTTGCATTGCCGCGAAGGCTTCGCCCAGCGTCGAGGTTCCGCTGACGAGACCGCGAGCAGCGGCCGCGACCTCGTCGAAGGCCGTGCCGACGGTGGCCGACACTCGGCTCATCAACTCTGTGCTGGTCACAAACGAGGTGACTCGCGAGACCGCTGACGCGATCGCCGAGTCGACCGTGACGGCGGCCCTGGCGATCGCGACGATGCCCCTTGCGAGCCCGTCGGCGACAGCCCGTCCCGTTTCGGTCTCGGTCAGGAAAGAGACAATCGCTGCGGTGGCGTTGTCGTAAGCGGCGCTTACAACTTGCAGCGACTGCTGCACAAGTCGGTTGCTTGCCGCAAGCGAGACTTGCCTCGTCATCAAGTCTGCGATCACCTGCGTCGAGGCGATAACGGCTTCGTCCGTTGCGCCGAACAGCCTCAGAACGTTACCGAGCGTTCCCTGAAGGACGGCGTTGATGTTGCTGGCCGAAAGAAAGCCCGCGACCATCTCGTCGACCCCAGCCTTGACGCCTCCAAACACGGCGCGAAGTGAGTCAACGTCACCGGCGAGGCCCCGAAGCACGGCACGGAGAGCCCCTGACGCAGTGGTGGCACCAGTAGTTGATGTGATAAAGTCCAGGAATCCTTGCCGGAATTTTGCGTAGGCCGCCACCGCTTGCTGCGCCGAGACTGCGACCGTCGCCGTCGTGACGACGAGGCCGGCAAGTGACGAGCGGGCCTGCGAGGCGGCGGCGGCCGTTACCTGAACTGCCCCCCCTAGACTCTCGACTTCCCCGGCGGCTTCGGAGACGGCAGAGGTGTCTGCCGTCACGGCGACTTCGGCGCTCGCCGACGCGGCCGCAGTCTTGAGCGAGGCCACGGACTTTGTCGCTGCCTCGACCCCCGAAGTGTCGACGTTCAGAGCCACGGAGAGCGACGACAGACCGCCCAGTTGCGTGCGGAGTTCCTCGACTGCTGCCCTAATCCCACCGAGCGAAGAAACGACGGTGTCGACGCCGGCTGTTAGCCCGCCGGTGTCGGCGTCGAATGCGATCCCGATGCTGCCGATCGTCGCCATCAGCCGCCCCTCGCTTCACGCGCGGCGCGGTTTGCGTCTGCCAGCCTGCCGAGTTCGGCAAACATCTCGGCGGGGGTCTGCTCTCGCTTCCGGTGGCTGGGCATAATCATCTCTTCCTTGAGATTCTTCGCGCCCCATGACGTACACAGAGCCGTGGCGAGACGAGCGACCTGACGCCACTCGTCTCCCCACGGTTCAATTGACCAGTAGGCCTCCCACTCTGCGAGTTCGGCAGCGTCTACCGTCGCGAGAAGTTCGGAATGAGACCGCCCTAACGCCAGCGCGAGCCGAAACTCAAAGAGCCGACGCGGACGGTCTAGGAGTTTTTTGCGAGGTCATCGACGTCGGACTTGCTGAAGCGGTTCAACTTCATGCACTCAGCGAACAGCCGATCAAGAACGGCGGCGCTCTTCTCGCCCAGTTCCGGAATCTCCTGCTCGGTGAAGAGCCGCTTGCCGTCGTCGTCGCACAGGCACTTGGCGACCAGTTTCGCCCGCACCATTTCCACGCTCTTATTGCCGCCGACGAACTCGGACTCGAAGCGATCTCGCTCCGTTCCGGTCATCACCCGCAACTTGACCGACCCGCCCCACTCGGGGACTTCGTGGTCGATCATCTTCTTGTCTTCCGCCGCCAGAATCGCGCTCTTAGAAAGAGCCATATCACTTACCTCGGGGTTCTAGTCTCCAGACAACCGAAACGTGGCGCTTCCGGCCACGAACTCCCCCGTGCTGACGCCGAGACTCATCTGCCTCAGCACGGCCTTGCTGCTCAAGGAGAACCCCTCTCCCTCTCCCTCGTCGTCAGCAGGAAACGACATTACCAAGTTTCTCTTGCGGCCCACCATCTCCTTGGCGTCTTTGATCCAAGTCTCTGCCAGAAACTCGACCGACAACTCGACGTCGGCCTCGCCCGCGAAGGCTACGTCCACATCTCTGTGAACGAGCCACTTGCCGGTGTTCTCGTCGTCTTGGACAGTTTTCGACGACATCGACGTAATGTCGATGTCGCCCTGGCCGCCGATTTGAACCGAGACCGAAGTCAGCAGAAAGGTCGAAGTTCCCCAGGTGAACTTCGTCCCCTGCCCGCTGATGGCGCTCATTTGTGGGTCAGGAGTTGGTGATCCGGAGGGTCGCCGACCCCTTGATGAGGTCGCCCGCCGCAGCCTGGAGGCTTGCCGAAGTGCAGAGGGCCACGGTCGGCAGGCTGGAAATGAGAGCCGAGTTGGAGCCGGTGCCGTCCATCGACCAAGTCAGGGCGCCGGTGGCGGTCATCTGCGGAAAATCCATGCCGAAGAACTCAATCGAGAGTTCGTCGCCGTCGCGAATCGGGGCTGGCCGGTAAGAACGAAACGACCCGTGCGGAGACTTGAGGTCGGTGACGTCAACTTCGGGGTTGTTCTTGTTGAACGAGATCGAAGTCAGCAGGAACTGCTTACCCGAAAACGTGAACGACAGACCCTGTGCTGATTCGTAAGCCATTTGTTACGCCCCTCCTTGGACGTTTTCGTGATAGCGGACTTCGTAAATCTGGTCGATTCGGTAGAGCGGCTTGGCCTGTCCCTCCAGCGGACGTTCCATGTTGTCCGCCTCAGAAACTAAGGCCGTATTTACGATTGTCACACCGTCGGCCGTACCCGTAAAGTTATCGACTCCAAGGCGAACCGAGTCGGCGATCTCCTTGGCTTCGGTGTAGGTGTACGAGACGATCGACACCGAAAAGGTCGCGACGGGACGGCCCACGTTTCCCAGGAGGTTCCGTTCGCGGCGGGTGCCTGTCCTGCGGTAGACGATCAGCGGCATGGCCGCGTTTTGGGGGGCCAGAACGGGGTGAATGCCTGCGGTGGTTGCGGCGTCGAGCCTGGAGCGGAGCCACTTCTCAGGAAAGGCCATCGGCGATGCTCCTCTCGATGACCGACAGAATCTCGTCGGAGTGCGAGTCGATCGCGTCGTCCAGGGTGTTTTCCAGTTCGTCCACACTCACCCAGCGGCGGATGCGAGTGAACACCGAGCGGCCAACCGTGCGAGGGTTCCGAGCGCTGTCCAGGCGGGGATTTCCTGCCTTTTCGACGCCCTGGGAGTAGCCCACCGTGAAGCCGTCTTCTGTGACCTCGTAGGATGCCGCGAGGCCGAGTTTGCCAGTGAAACCCGGCGGCGTTTTCTCGCGGACGATCGCCGAAGCCCTCTGGGCAGCAGACTCGAAAGCCGCTTGCATTCCGATCGTCGTCGGCACTTGCCGCAGGGCCTCGATCGCCTCGTCCAGGCCGGTCAGTTCCAGGGAGATCACTCGACTTGCTCCTTGCAAACCAGCCGGTGCGACTCGCGATTGTTCTGCTCCGTGACCGACACGATGTCGAGAACCCGAGCCGGGCTTCGGCTTTTCCAGACGAGCCGCATTCCGGGGTTCAATCCAGGCGCGTACCGGAACTCGACTTCGTGAGTCGCCACGGTGTAGGGGCCTTGAGCGCTCATGAGTTCGTCCGTTCGCAGCCCTCTCACGGCGGCCCGGCGATTCATCACAGGAGCCCAGGTGAGAATCGACTCGCCGTAGGCGTTCGTCTGTTCCGTAGGGGCCTCGATCGTGATCGACTCTCGTAAGTCTCCGGCCCGCAGGGACACGTTCATCGGTACTGCCCCCAGTTGATCGCGCCGAGCAACGCATCAACCGCCATCGGCACGGGATTCATCCCGCCTTGGACAACTGCCTCGCGATGAGCGAACCAGTGGCCGACCATGAGCAGAATGCAGTGGCGAGCGGGGGGTGGGATCTTGTCCACTGAGTCCCCGTAGCCTGCCCAATAGGTGATCGTGACGTCATTCTCGGCCCCACGACAGGTCGGCCAGGAGCCGTTCCATTCGGGCCGGATCACGGCCGGAGTCGAGTCGCGATCAGTCCGAAAGGCCGTGTAGGATTGCGTATTACTAGGGTTCTGGGACGGAACGAACGTCACGACGACGTTGTCGGGCGCGATCGGAGGCCTGGGCAACTCGATGTCCCACGACGGAAACTGATCGAGTTTGATCTGCCACTGGCATCGGATCAGAGTCCGGTCTGACACGGACTCGATGTGGTGCCTCGCGGCTGAGGTCAGCGACTGGATGTAGAGATCGTCGTCCGTGAAGTCTTGATCCACCCGGAGGTGAGACTTGGCCTCGGCGAGCGAGACAGGCTCGATCAGCGGCTCTGTGATCCGCTTGATCGAGCGGTACTTGAGAGTCGATCGACGGACGAACTCGTAGTGTCTCACCGTCGCCTCGCGGCTGGCTTGCGAACGGCCCGCTCGACTTGCTCCGGCGACGGCCCGTCCGTGGTCTCGACTTGAACATCACGCCGCTCCACAACGGGGTCGGCGATTCCGGTGGCGATCCAGTTCTTGCCAGTCGGCTCGAAGACGTCCACGACGTCGCCGGTCTTGTGAAAGTTCCAGTCTTTCAGCAGTCGCACTTTCATTACGCATTCACCTCAGAGTTGGCGGCGTGTTCAGGGGAGCCCCAAGCCTCCGGTGGTCTCCTCCCGCCCGCTTGCCAGTAGTGGTTCGGATACTGGTGAACCGCTTTGAGTCGCCGGTCGGGCCAAGTGATGACGAGTTCGGCATGGCCGATCGCAACCTGCGGGCAGATCGCAAGCGTGTTGCCGCACTCTCGCCACTGACGCCAGAATTGCATATCGGGGTCAATCCTGGCCTGCTTGGTGTCATCGACGTCATCCCAGCCGCCATCCTCGTTTGGGATGCCGAGAAACCAGGGCTTCGGCAGGCGACGGAGGGCCGAGCAGCGAATCACTGTCAGGCCGAAGTGAGCGCTGTCCACGGGCTGGACGGGCTTCTCCCACCACTCCCTTGGGAGCGAGACCGTGCCTCGCTCGCCGACGACGCCCTTCGGCATGAACAGAAGCCGCTGGTCGTCTCGCTTCGTCTGGAGCGGCGCGACGGCATCGTAGCCGGAGATGAGAGCGGCCGAGACAAGCCTCGACACGCAGTCGGGCTCGTATACGGAATCGTAATCCATCGTGATGATGAAGTCGTTCCCGGTCTCCTCTTTGCAGTTCTCAGAGAGAAGCCTGTACATGGTCTGATCCCAGAAAGCACCAGTTCCCTTTGTGATGGGAATGCCAAACTGGGAGAACGCCTGGACTGAACAATAGAAATTGTCCATGAAGCCCAGGCGAGGAGCCGAAAGAACTCCGACGACCTTTACATCATGCTCGACGTTACCAACAACAACTCGCATTCCCAAGCCTCTATATGGGGAGAGAGACGGCTTGGGCATCCATGCCCGACTAAAACCCTCCGTGGTCGAAGCCGTCCTTGGCCCCGCCTAAGATTGGTCTCAGCCGCTGACGTAGTTGCTGACGTTGGCCGAGGCTGCGTCGTAGGGCTCGTCCTCGATCTTGCTGAGGCGAGCGACCGACGCGACAGTGGCGGGCTTGGCCGGATTGCCCACGATCGTCAGGTAACGCTTCCGCCCCCGCATATCGACGTTGAACCGGGCAACGTGGTTGCCGGTCGTCCGACCCGCAACGGCAGTCACCGTCAGGCCGGGGACGTCGGTCTGGCCGCTGCCGCTGACATTGCTCTCCTGCACCTTGAGCGTGCTGGCGTAGGCCGCCGACGTCGCGGTGAAGGTCGAGTAGCAGACGTCTACGGAGACGTAGTCGGCGTACAGCGTGTCGATCTCATGCGTGAACGAGCCGCCGTCGGCCGCAACGCTCGCGATCTTCACAACCGTCTTCGTGCCTTCGAGATGATTCACTTTTCAGATTCTCCAGTCAGGGGTCAGGGGATGGGTTAGCGTGTCTAGACAACTCAAGAAGCAGCAGTCCGGAGGGCCACGATCGGGCCAGCCTTGACGTTGTCGCCGCAGTCGTGCGTAATGCAATCGAACCTCGTCGTGGCGACCATCAAGGTAGCGTCCTGTTCCAGGTAGCGATCCTCGCTGGTCTTGATCGTCACGCCACGCCGGGTCGCGTAGATGCTCGACAGCGACAGGTCGCCGTAGAGAGCCTTGACCACGCCGGGGTCGGCACCGACCACGCTGGACATCGTGTGAACAAAGACCACCGGCGAGCCGAGCAGACGCAGTTCGGTCGGAGCCGAGAGGTTCGCGGCGGTGTTGCCGCCCGAGAGCCCCACGTTGTTGACCAGACCGAGCCGCTGGACGCTGGCCGCAAAGACGGCGGGACTCATGTACCATCGGCTTTGAGCCCTCGCATAAAGCGGGAGTCGGCCGGCAGTCGCGATGAGGTCGTCGACGTCAAGGGTGAGGGCCGAAGTGTTGCCGCCGGCGGCGGTCACAAGGCTGGCGTTGTGGGTGCCGTCGACAATCTTCGTGCAGACACCGATCATTCCGCCGTGGTCGGAGATGCCGGTTCCGACGAAGCCGACGGTGTCGATCAACTCCGCGATGCTCCTCGCCACCTCGCCGGTCAAATAATCGGCGAGCCCAATGACGGAGTCTTCGAGCAACTCGGTAGAAATCCGGTTGGCACAGGCCGCCTTCTTGCAGACCAACTGCACCCGATCCCAGGCCGCGTCACTTTCTCCGATACTCGTGTTCTCGCCGACAAAGTAACTCTGGAGACCCCCAATCCGCCGGGGGATCACGAGGGTGTCCGACTTCATCTGGAGGTTGCGAGCGTTGGCCGGGAAGGCACCGTACTCCTCGACAAGGACGATGATCTCGTTGAGGATCTCGTCCTGTACAAATGTACCCCCCTTCGAGTTCACGCCCTCGACCTGGGCGCGAGCCTCGACGCCGTGGTCGGCACACCACCGAGCGGCGTTCTTGTCGCCGAGCAGCGTGGCCCGGAAGTACTGACCGGCGCGGTAGGCCCGCTCCTCAGCATTCGCGCCCTTGAAGTTCTTGAGGCGACCAGCGCCGGGGAGGTTGTGATAAATCTGCACTGATCGGCTCTCCTTGGCAGAGGTGCGGGAAGCGGGGGTGGACTTGTCGAGGACGGCCCGCAGTTCGAGTTCCTTCGCGGCGACCCCCTCGTAAAACTTGATCTTGTCGCGGAGTTTCTCGGCGCGGGAGCAGAGGCAGCGGAGTTTCTTCTCCTTCTCCTCGTCGGACACCTCAGCGTCCTCGACTTCCTCCTCCTTGGCCATCCGCTTCTTGTAGGAGGCCTTCTCGACCTCCTCCTCTTCCTTCTCCTCGGTGGGATAGCCGCCGCGATCCTCTTCCTCGTCGTCGTCCTCGTCGTCCATCGCCTCGTCCATGTTGCGGGCGTCAGCGGGCATCTCCTCGTCCTGAATCGCGCCCATCTCGGCCAGCACGGCGGCGAGTTCGTCGAGCAGAGTCTTGACCTTGGCGTTGGCGTTGGCTTCCATCGTGGTTCGCATTCCTTGCTGCGGGTGTGTTGGACGAGCCGCGAAAAGCGACTGACAACATTCACACTAAACAAGGCGAGCGAGCGACTAAAAGTAGCGCACTAAGAAAAAAGTTGTGTCACACAACTTTTTCTGGCCGACGCCAAGAACGGTCGGCAGAGACGACGGAGCGGCCCTGGGCTCCGCAGCAGTTGCATCGCAGATATCGAATCTGCTCTGAACCGCAGTTTTTGCTGGTTCTGGTGGACATCCGGCCGACTTTACAAGCGGGACATCGGTCACCTGACTGAGCCACTAGCCTTATCTCCTCTTGGGAAGGTTGCCCAAGACTTTCTCGCCCACCCACTGGGCCGCCTTGGTCTTCTCGATATCAATGCCGGTGGTCGCTTCGATTGCGGTGCCTGCGATTGCCGGAACAGAAGGCACAACGAACGCCGCCACGAGCGCCCCGGTGGCGTCCAGGGCTAGCGAAGCCCCCGCCTTGACGATCTTCGCCAGCACCGACGTCGGGACGGCATCGACCACGACCTTGACGCTCTTGGGCGAGTTCTCCTCGGCGATCTTCTTGATCTGCTTGATGTCGCCTGCGGTGAGGTTCTGTCGCCCTGACGCGGGCTTGATTCGCACCTCGGACTTGGTCATCCGGACATCGAACTGCGACTTGCCGTCCTTGTCCTTAACCGAAAGCGTTACCGCAGACTTGCCGTCCGCCTCGGCGATCGACTTCGGGCTTCCGCCCAGGCCCTTCACCATCGACGCGACTTGCTCGTCCGACGTTCCGATCGCCTTGATCGCCTTGCCGGCCCGGGTGGGTCGCATCCGGTTGTCGTAGAGGCCCTTCACCGCGCCGACGGCAGCGCCGCCCGCGGCCCCAGCGGCGACCGCCGGAGGGAAGCCGCCGGTTTTGCCGACGGCTGCGGCAGCGCCAACGACAGCCCCTTTAGCGGCGCCGCCCGCTACGTCAGCGACGGCCTGCCCGGCGCAGGTGTTGCCCTTCTGGAAGCCGCCAGCGCCGTTGCCGCAGTTGCGTTTTTCGATCTTGAAATAGTCCATAGGGTCACCTCGGTGTTCGGCAAGCCACCAAAAAAACGCGCGAGAGTTGCCAGCGCGGTTGGCGGCCTTCTTCATTTTCAGAAACTTTCTGTAGCCCTTGGAGTCCTTGTCCTTCAGGTTCAGCGCGAAGTACGTCCCTGAGCCGTACTGCCTCCAGAACCGCTCCCCTTGCTTGGTTTCCATCAAGTCTTGCAGGGTCAAGTTTTGACCACTCCGGTACTTCTGCCACGACTCCTCAGTCAGCACTCCTCGGTCTGGATGATCCTGGCTGTCGGCGATATCAGAGAGTTTCCTGTCCACTTCACCTCCCCATCCCGGCTTGACGACCACTCCGTCGAGGCCGAATCGCCCCCAGAGCGCGTAGCCTCGATAGGTGTCTGGGTTCTCGCCCAAGTTTGTGGAGCCGCTGCCTCCGCCGGCTCCGTAGGTGTAGACAGCGCCGACGCCCGCCTCTTCGGCGGCTGAGATCGCGTCAACCATCATGGAGAGCATCTTCGAGGAGATTTGTCGCTCGACTCTGGCTCCGAGTTCGATCGCTGCCACTTGCTCGGGTGTTCGCTCTGCTTCGGGCGTCTTCAACGCCTCGTGACCTTTGACGATTAGCCGCTGGGTCGAGCGGGAGACTGAGAGAAGGTCGAGGTGAAGCCCCGACTTCACCGGCGAGTCAAATGCGACCCCAGATCGAGTGACGCCGGAGGGCTGCTCCGACCCCTCTGAGAATCGCTCGACCTCTGTCTTGATTCGCACAGACTCAACCTCGCCGCCGGTCTGGTCTGTTGGAATGTCGAGCGGAACAATGACCTCCGCCGAGATATAGCCAGACCCATCAGAGCGATGAGTGCCTCTGATTCGCACCTCGGCGTCTTTCTCTCTCGCTCCGGGAGTCATCGCGATCGCCTGACTGAACGTCATGCCGTCGCGAGCAAGCGAGTCGAAGACTTTCAGCGCGTCTTCTGCGCCTGAAATCCTAACGCTCTTGGCGGCGCCGAACGCTTTCGGGACGTCTGCGCCACTGAACGAAGCGCCATCTGTTTCGGCCGCTTGGCGACGGATCGACGCGGCGACGCTCTGACCGCCATCTCCGTCTTCCTGGCAAGAGTTGCCAGGGCCGAACTTCCCGCCCTCTTGTCGACCGCAGTTGTCGTCGCCGAACGACAGTTCCAACTGCCTGTCGCGAGCCTCCACGAAGGCCCGCAACGAGGCGATGCGACACTCGATGCCGTTCATCGCCTCGCTTCCAGGAACGACCGCAGTTCGGCGGCCTTGATCGAGAGAGACCGCTTCTTCTTCTGCTTGATCTCATCCTCGGCCTTGCGGTAGGCATCAGAGCCATCGCTGCCGGCGGGAAACTCGTACTTCTTCGTCTTGGTGCCGTCAGGATGCTGCGCCTGGACGTAGCCGCCCTTGCTGCTGTCGCCGACTTGCTTCGCCGTCCACGGGTAGGCGTCGCCCTTGCTCCAGGTCTGGACGCCGGAGCCATCGTCGCCGGCGTCGGTCGACTTCTCCTTCGTCTTCGCCTCCTGCCGCTTGCGGGCCGCGTCGGCGAACTTCTGTGCCGCCTTCGCCTTGCCGGATGTCATCGGCCGCGAGAGTTCCATGTACTTGGGACTCTCTTCGCCGACGGGAGGCCGCTGCTCGGCTGCGGCTTTCTCGGCCTTGCTGCCTTGAGGCCGATTGCCAGACTTGGGCTCGCTGCTGCTGCTTTCGTCCTCCTGGCACTTGTTGCCGGAGCCAAACTTGCCGTCGTCGCCTCGGCCGCAGTCGCGTCGCTCAGACCGGGACGACTTCTTTTCCTTCGTCAAGTCTTTGACCCAAATGTCGTGATCCTCGGACTTGGTGAAAGCACCGCCTGTTTTCTTGAACCCATTCGCCTTGAGGGCCTCGTCGTGTTCCGGGCTCCATGACTGTACAGAGACCGTCTCAGACCCGGTCGCCTTTGCTGCGTCGGTGGCGAGTTTCGCAATTTCTTTTCCTCCGCCGCTGGGGTTGAAGTGGAGATTGCTCTTCCCTTTGACCCCGTGCGCCGGCGCGTTCTTGCTGACTGTGATTTCTCCTGCGGCCCCATTAATGTGGACGCTACCGTCCTTCTGCGTGTTCACCTTCCAAGTCCGACCGATTCCCGATACCGAAGCCACTTGCGCGCTAACCTTGTTCTGATCCAAGGATGCCGAACTGCCAGATGCCCCGCCGGCCCCGTCCTGGCACTTGTTTTCGGAGCCGAACTTCCCGTCCTGCTCGCGGCCGCAGTCGCGACGTTCGGCAAGAAAAGCCTCGGCGGCGATCCTGGCTCGCAGCGACTCGGCCCTACGCTCCAGCGTCTTGAGCCGACTCTTGCGTCGCGGCTTTCGCTGCGGCTTGCCAACGAACTGCTCGTAACTCCGCTTCGCAACCGACACACTAGAATCGCTGTAGGCTGGGTAGGTCACGGGGCCGCAGTCCAGGATGGCTTTCACCTTCGTCACGATTCGTCGCGACTGGCCGTTTTCCGTCGTCCAGCGCTCGCCGCCTTCGCTCACGACGAAAGAGAATGAAGACCCCTTGAGGTCGCCTCTGGCGATCAATTCTTCGAGATCACTGCGAGTCTCGGGGAGCAGGCACTCGTACCGCAGCCCCTTGTCGTCGACGACCATTCGCATGGTCGTCGGAAACCGACCCAGGAGGTGATTGGGGTCGTGGTTAAAGAGGCAGCGAGTCTCCAGGGGCTTCCCGTCCTCGTCCTGTCGGTTCGTCACGATCTCGAACGCGCCTGGGTCAATCTGCTCGACGAAATCCCCCAAGAGCAAACTGTCGCGATGGAAGCGAGCCGCATAGCCGATGATGTAGGTGCGAGGCTTGCCAGTCTCGGGGTCAGACCGCTTCTCGATGCGAAGCAGTTCCGGGTCAAGCCGCTCGTCGTTGCCGAAGTTGCCGATGTATCGACGCTCGACGCCCGGCTGGGCCAAGGGGGCTCGACGCTGCTCCTCGTCGCCAGTCTTGAAATACTCTTCGATCACTTGGCGTAACTCCTGGGCTAAGGGCTGTCGCTTCTCGTCCTGCTTCAGTCGCTGGAGGCACTCGTCCTTCGGCGTGTCGATGTGGACGTACTTCACTGGGATGTCCGACAACTGCGACTTCATGTCGTCGCCGACTCTTGTCGTGATGATCCAGGTCTTGTCGGCTCCCGATCGCTGCAATGCTTTTTTCAGGATAAGGGTTCTTATGTCCAGACAATAAGAGACGAGATTGCGGTTCGGCTCGTAAATCGGCCGCCCGGAGACCGCCGCCATGACCTCGTCGTAGTCGAACACGACGTCGTTCTCGCCCAGGTGCTTGGCGACGTAGTCTTTCTTGCCGCTGCACGGGGCTCCGTGGACGACGTAGACTTTCGGCCTCATGCCGTGCGTCGAGCCGTAGGGACGAAGGCCTCGCTGCTCCTTCTCGTCTGCCGCGTTCATCTGCTCGACGACCTTCTTGGCCCACGACCATCCGGCGTCGGAGCCCCACATGGCCCACGCGATTCGGGAGTTGGACGGGAATCCGTCCTCGTCAGGGCTCCAGCCAGGCGCGGACTTGTTCTTCTGGTGGCGATCGAAGAACGCCTTCATGCGACGGACTGTCGACGGCGAGAGTTCGACTCCGTTTGCCAAGTCTCTCGCCCTGGCGATGCCGACGGCCGTGCCGCCGCGACCAAACTCGCGACGCCACGCGAGGGACTTCTCGGCCTCCTTGCGGGCTCCCTGCGGGGGCTTGAAGTTGATGTGCTTATACTTCTCCGGAATCGACATCCTTGTCGTCCTCCTTGTCGGGCTCAGGCTGCTTCTTGCCCTTCGCGAGCGAGTAGAGCGACTTTCCGCCAAGCAGTTTTGCGGCCTGCTCGACGCGAGCCAGGAACTCTTCCTGCGACTCGTCTTCCTGCGGGGCGATGAACATCTACTTCCTCTTTTTCTTTTGTTTTCGGCCCGGGAATCCGCTGGCGTCGTAACGAACCGTCGCGGAGTCGCTCTTCTTTGGCGGCTCCATGCCGACAAGCGAGAATATCATGTCAAACTGCTTGTCATTCCTAACGTACCCAAGCGTGACGCCAGTCCAGTATTCGGCAAAGAACTCAAGCGGGTCAGTCATTCCGTACATCGACACAGCCATCGCGCGATCGAGAACGCCTGTTTGGCCGGGCGGTGGCGGTGAGTTGTTGATCGCCGAGATAGCGCCCATGATTTGCGACCTAAGACCTCCAACGACTTCGGGCGTAATCTTGTCCGCGCCGCCGGCCATTCTTGCGATCGCGTCGTGCTGCAACTTGTGAGCGTACTCGTGCAAGACGTAGTGCGACGGATCGTCCGTCGAAAACCAGCCATTATCATAGGCTCGGGTGAGTTCTTTCTGGTCTCCGGCGCGATCCTGCACCACTGTGATAGCGCCTGTCTTCAGGTTGCAAGCAGCCTTCACTCCTGCCATTGCGGTAGCCAGTTTCAACTTATCAAAGAGGCGAGTGATGCCGGCCTCTGCTGCAATCGAGTCCACGGTCGTGTTGAACTTTGAGAAGTTGATTGACGATTCCTTGAGCCCCGGCTCGTGCTTGGCCGCGAGAGCCAGTTTCGCCAAATGGTTCGCCGCAGACTTGGCGGGGTCTCCCCGCAAGAACGAAAGGATGCCGCCTTTTTTCTTCGAGTCGCGGTCAAACGACCCGTCGACATCAAAAGACTTGAATCCAAGTTCTTTCGCCACCTCGGAAGGCGGCATCGACTCCATCAAGAACTCGATGTTCTCGGCGGCATACTGGAGGTTGCCATTGTCGATGTCCTCTCGGACTCGCTTGATGGCGAGCGGGTTTGCGGCGTCGCGGTAGGCACCCTTTGAGGGCTTCTTCTCCTCGCTGCCGCTGCCGCTGCCCTCCTCCTGACACTCGTTCTTCGGGCCGAACTTCCCGTCATCCGTGCGGCCGCAGTCGGCGGAGCGACGCTCGTTTTTGAGCCGCTGCTTCGCCGACAGGCCAGCCCACTGCTTCGACGTCTCGTCGGGGCTGTTGACGACATAGACCGGATAGTCGTTGCCCGCGCCCCAGAGGCGATTGTCGATGGTCTTGGGAAGGAACTCCTTGGCGGCGGCCTGGATGCGAGACACTTCTCCGGCCGGCTTAGTGTCGGTCGTGTAGATCGTCGCGCCGTAGTAGCCGATGTGGATGTAGTGCGTCTCGTTGTTGTCTCGATCGCGGACGAAGACGTTCACGCCTTCGTCGCCGCGAGTCGGGTCGATCTCGACGAACGTGTTGCTCACCTTGCCGCCCAGGTTGCGGACGAGCCCCTTGAGGTTCTTCTCGGGAACCCGCATCTGATAGAGTTTGCGGGCCACCTTCGTCTGGGTCTTGTCAGACTTGCGACGAACGCCACGGAACGATTCGCCCTTGCTGTTCGAGAGTCCTTCGTCTCCCTTGGCGCAGGTGTTGCCGTCTCCGAACATCCCGCCGTCTTGGCGGCCGCAGTCGGCAGAGCGGGATTCTTCCTTGCTCCAGAGAACTCGCCCGCGACGAGATCGCCCGTCATCGAAGACAACTTGGTTCACGACTCCGGTTGAAATCGCGAAGTCCCGCAATGCCGATATTTGCGACTTGGTAGGAGGCTTTCCGCCAGAGTTGCCGACGTAGAGCGTCCCCGATCCAACGCCAGCGACGCGAAGCCACCCTGCGTCAAGGAGGTCTTCGCCGCCGCCCTCGACTCCGTTATTGAGGGCGAACTCACCGTGATCTCCCCTGACTGGATAGAACGTGCCAGACAGGTTCAGCCACGCCTGCTTGTTTGCGGGGTCGTCGTAGCCTCGCGACTTCTTCATGCTGTGTTCGATGTTGCTCGCCCAGGACGGCGGAGGCGGATCGTCGCTGCCGCTGCCTTCTTCCTGGCACTCGTTCTTCGGCCCGAACTTCCCTCCCTCGTCGCGGCCGCAGTCGGCGGAGCGAATCTCGACCCCGTAGTCGAGCGCTGCGAAGTTGCGGCGCTCCTCGCGATGCTCCTCGGTCGGCCTCGCCTTCTCGGCTAACTTGATGACGGCCTCGGCGAACTCTTCGTCGCTCAGGTGAGCCAATGCGGCGTCCCACAGCATCTGCTCGCGGCCGCCGCGCTCGTAGTCGTCGACGAAGGGCTCGGGCTGCTCGTAGTTGCGACGATAGCCGCGATCGGCCTTGGCTCGTTGCTTGCGGCTTTTGCCATCGTTGGCGGCGAGTTTTCTGATCTGGTCAGAGTAGAGCGACGGTTCGCCGACGTTCGTCGCGGTCATGGCGCCGAGGGCGCCGTAAGCATCCTGCTCGTCCTGCCAGAGAATGTCCTGTAGGTAGGCGACGGGAGTGCCAGTCTTTCGCGAGACTTCCCGCATGAGGCGGATCATGTGGCTTCGCCGACTGCCAGAGCCTGGGTCGCCGATGAGTGCGGTGTCGTTCTCGACGATGTTCTTCGCGAGCCGATTCAGTTTGCCGCCGGTGCCTGTCTTCTCCTTGTAGTCACCTCGGGCGTAGTGCCTGAGCCTCGCACCAGCCCAGGCGCGAAGTACATCGCTGACGGCCCCCGTCTCGCTAGTTTGCTTCACGGCGTCCGCGAGGGCGGCGCCGGAGATGCCGTGCAACTGGTCGTCGCTGGCCTTGCCGATCACCTTCGCCAGTTCCGTGGCCTGCTTGGCTGACTTGGTCGGACTGCCTGGAATCACCAACTCGCCGGTGACCCGGCCCCAGGTTCGAGAGAACCAGACGTCGGCCGTCAGCGGGTCGAGGTCGCCGTTGTTGTTGCCGTAGAACGGGCCGACCTTCGGGCCGAACGTCGAGAAGACCGGAACGACCTCATCGACGAGATACGAGCCGGGCTTCCATGTTCCCTTCTTCTCGCCAGGAGAGGCGAAGTCCGCGAAGAACTTCTCGATGTCGCCAGCGCGGAGCGACCGGCCCTGGAGCAACTCCCTTGCCGCTCGAAGCCCTGCCGCCGTGTCGATGCTGCCATCGGTTCGCTTGCCGAGCGTGTCTACGATCTTCTGGAACCTGCGGAGCGACTTCTTGATCCCGGCTCCGGTCACGCCGAGCGAGTCGGAGGTCGTGACGAGCCCGTCGCCATAGAAGAACTTCTGAAGCAGCGAGTCAGTTCGCTGCATATTGATGAACGGCGATGCGTTGGGGCTGGTGATCGCCTGAAGGACTCGGAACAAGTGTTCCGCGTCTTCCTGCTCGATCATGGCTCCAGACTTCGTTCGCCCGCCGCGGACTTCGGGGATCATCCCGGCGAAGGCCGCCAGTTGCTCCTCTCGCTCCTCTGGTGAATAGAACTTGGGCTCGATGCCTCGCCCCGTGGCCTCGCGGACTTGCTCTTCCAGGGCGGCGAGAATGTACTCGGACTCTGCGCCGTCAAGCACCTTCTTGCCCGTGTCGATTTTCTCGCCTCGGATCGTGTCTTGCTCCGACGCCAACGCGCCGCCGACGTCCACGGTGCCGACGAACTCGCGGCCGCCCCGGCCCTCGTAGACATGCGCGTCGGGGATCGACGTCGAGGCGATTCTCTTCCCGTCGTCGCTGCGCGTGGTAGGTGGATTCTCTCTGGCCTTCGAGGTCACGAGCCCTGCGGACTGGCCCGGCGTCCAGATCACCGACCTGGGCTTTTCGCCTCCGGGCTTAGGCGAGTCACCTCCCCCTGCACCTTCCTGGCAGTCGTTGCCGGGGGCGAACGTGCCGTCTGCCTTCTTGTCTGATGGCCCGCAGTCCCGCTGCTCGATCGCCCGACTCAGGCCGCCAAAGAATCCCATCACCGACATCGAGCGGCGGCTCACCTCCTCGATCAGCCAGCCCAAAAGGGTTCGACCCTCGGCGACGTTCCGCTCCTTGAGTTTGGGAAGCAGTTTCTTGAGCCTCGCCAACTTCTTGTAGCCCAGGGACTTCCTGTCCTTGAGGTCGATGGTCATATCAACGCTTGAGCCGTTGTCGTCCCACCACTTCTTGCCCTCGCGAGTGGAGATCAACTGCTGAAGCGTGAAGCCCTTGGAGGTGAGTTTCTTGGCCTGCTTGGCGGCCTCGCTCGCCGACTCAGGGGCCTTCTTCTTGAAGGAGGCGAGGACGATCTCGGGAGGGACTTGGTACTGAGTCAAATCCAACTTCGCGTCGAATCCGAACTGCGGCCAGAGCCGATAGCCCTGGTAGTAGGGATCGTCGCTGTCGCCTGCGGCGTAGGTCGAGGCGCGAACCGCGCCGGCTTTCTGGGCCGACATGAGCGACTCGATCATTCGCTCCTGCATGAGACTTGCGATCCGAAGGCGAGTCTTGTCGCGAGCCCCCGCGTCAAGTCGCGATGGGTCGGAGACGCCTTTGGGTGTGTTTAGGCCTCCGTATGAGACCTCCAGGCCATCGTCGTACTTGGTCAGGTCTACGCTGGTGATGACGCTGCCGACGTCCTCGTCGTCAGGGTCGATCGGCGAAGAGATGAAGATGCTGACAGTCTCAGGCCCGAAGTTTCGCACGCGGACGTCTGCGCCTCGGATTGCGCCGCCGCCGATCTTGACGGCCGTGTCGAGGTCTTTGACGCCGACTGCGTCGAGCGCGGCGGCGACGTTCTTGGGTCTCTCGATCGCCAGTTCGTGGAGCCGCTCGCCGCCGATGACGGGCGAGCCCTCCTTGAGGGACTTCGAGTCGAGGAAGACAACGTCGTCCTCAGACTTCCGCCACTGCTCCCGCTTGGCTCGCGATGGAGGCCTGGGCGACGAGCCGCCGCTTTGGCCCTGCCCGCCGCAGTCGTTGCCTGCCGCGAACCGGCCAGTCTCGTCCTTGTCGGAGCCGTCGCACGAACGACGCTCGAAGTCGTCGATCGGATACCAGGAGCGGCCTTCGTTTCGCTTCTTCAGGGCGGGCAGTTTCTTCAACTCCTCCTGGAACTTCTTGTACCCCAGGGAGTTCTTGTCCTTCAGGTCGAGCGACATCTCGATGGAACTGCCGTTGTCAGTCCACCAGTTCTCGCCGGCGCGGAACTGCATGAGTTGCTGGATCGTCACGCTCTTCACCTGTTGGCGAAGGTTCTTGATGACGACCTCTCGCGGAATCCTTCCGGTGCCTTGCGAGGGAATGTCGACGCCTGTGGCCTTGAGCAGAATCTCGTCCGGAATCTTCGCCATCAACGACTTGGGAACCTTGGCGTCGAAGCCGAACGTCGGCCAGAGCCGGTAGCCCTTGACGTAAGGGTCGCCCTTTCTGCCGACCGCCATCGTTGCGGCCTTCGAGATGCCGGCCTTGTCGGCGGCAAGCAGCGATTCGAGCATTCGCTCCTTCAGGATGCTCGCCAGTCGTAGCCGCTTCGCGTTGTTCTCGCCACCCTCCTGGGCCTTCGCGTCTCCCAGCGTTCCGCCCGGATGGAAGTCGGAGTAGTCGACGACAGTCTCGCCTTCTCCAAAGCCCTCCATCAGCATCACGCTGGTGGTTGCGTTCGGACTAGAGGGATCGGATGGATCGACCGGCGAGGTGAGCGAGACCGTGATCGCCTCGTCGTCCATGTCGCCGACCGAGATTCGCGAACCGCGAACAGCGCCGCCGCCAATCGCAACGATCGAGTCGAGGTCATCGACCCCCAGTCGCTTCATCGTGGCGGCCACAGCCTTGGGCTGGGCGATCGCCAGAGACTCGATCTTCGAGCCACCAGAGAACGTCACCTCACTGTCGCTCGTCTTCCAGGAGTTGTCGCGGGCTGCGGGAGGAAGTCCGCCCCCTGCCCCGTCTTCCTGGCACTGGTTCTTCGGCGCGAACGTGCCGTCGGCGTTTTGGCCACAGCCAGCAGCGCGATGTTCGGTCTCGGCGAAGATCGCGCGGTAATCCCCGCCGCGAAGAGTCGCCTCGCGGAAAATCACGGAATCACCTCACTTCCGGCCACCTCCCGGGCGAGCGACAGGATGTCGTGTCCGTACATCTTGCCGGCCATCACTCCGGCGAGAACCTCGGCCACCAACTCGCGACCGTTGATCGCAGCGACTGCCGAGACTTGTTCAGCGATGAGGCTCCGCTGCTCGGCGGAGAACTCGACCGCTACGGCGGCCTCGTAGGACTGAGGGTTCGCCCTGGCGTGAATCCGGTGAGCCGCCTCGTGGATGTAGGGGTTCGCCTGCGAGGCGTATCCCGCCTGCAACTCATCCGGAAGCGTCGGCGAGACGAGCAGCACATCGTCGCGGTGATCGTAGACCGCGATCGCCTCGCCGATGTCGCGAACCTCGACGCGGGGCATCTTGCTGCCCATCGCGCGAGAAGCGGTGGCGATCAGTCTTTCTTGGGCTGTTGCTCTTTCTTCGCCTTCTCTTCGTCGAGAATCCGGCGACCGTGTTCGCGGATCGCCGCTGCGATCGACTTTGCGTCGAGCCCGCCCGGGAGATCGAACCGAACGAGATTCTTTTCTTTTTCTTGTCCGTCTGCCATCGTAATTCTCCTTCCGGATTTCGTCCTTGGCGTTCAAATCCCAGATCGCCAACTGATTCGTGCTTTCGGCCGAATCAATCGCGTCGTCGAGATCGTCGAACTGCTCGGACAGATCAAGATATACCTTCCCGGTTGCCTTGTCCAGCCAACCCCCCACATGGAGCGTCGGCCGGGCCTTGAAAGCCTGCTCGTTGTCTCGGAGAAACTTCTCCATGACTTCGTCGGTCACGGCATCCGGAGAATCAAGAATCGTCTCGGCGGCCGGGACGACAGAGACCATGTAGCCAGTTGTCGGGCTATCGGCCGTGAATGGGTTGACCGAGAAGCCGCCGCTTTCGCGGATGGACTTGAGGGCAGCCCTTGTAGTCTCGCCAGTCTTGAAGTCTTTGTCAGCGTCGGGACTGGGGTCAGAGCCCCCGTCTCCATCTCCATCTCCATCTCCGGTCGGCTCCCGGCGGTCGCCGTCACCGTCGCTGCTGCTTGGCTGGTCTTTTCCGTCGCTGTCTGGCGACGAGTC